AAATTTAATAGCATTAGGAAATCAAAATATTATTTTGACAGGCAATCCTACCAATACCTTTTTTAAATCTGCATATTATAAGTATACTAATTTTGGATTACAAAAATTTAGAATAGACCAAACAGGACAAATGGAATTAGATATAACTAAAAGCTCGAGCTATAGTTTTAAAATACAGCGTTACGGCGATTTATTAATGGATACTTATTTAGTTGTAAAATTGCCAAGAATATATAGTCCAATATTGAAATATACTACTACTAGTACTACTAGGACTACATCTAGTTCTGGTATTACTTCTAATATTACGTCTAGTGTTAGCGAATACAGGCCATATGAGTTTAAGTGGATAAAACATATTGGATGTCAAATTATTGAAAGTGTCAATATAACTATAAATGGTTCAATAATTCAAAAATTTAGCGGACATTATTTACAAAACATTGTAGAGCGTGATTATGATGCACACAAGAAAGGGCTATTTGATATTATGACTGGTCATATTGATGAGTTAAACGATCCGGCAAATTACAATAATAGAAATAATAATTATCCAAGTGTCTACAAAGACGGGTCTTCTGATATAAGCGGAATAGAACCCTCAATCCGTGAATATAGTTTATATATACCAATAAATTCATGGTTTACATTGTCTTCAATAATGGCATTTCCATTGATTTGTTTACAATATAGTGAATTAGTGATTAATTTTACATTAAGACCATTACAAGAGTTATTTACAATAAAAGACGTATTATATAGTAATCCAAGAAATAGTATACCATATAATAATTATCCGCAAATACAAGCAAACCAAAACATAATAGAATACCAATTTAAAAGGTTTATTAATCCTCCACCAGAAAGTGAATTAGTAAAAGATGTTGATAGCTATAAAGATTTGCCGTCGCGAATTAACAGCGATATTCATTTAATATGTACGCAATGTTTTTTAGGCGAACAAGAGCGAACATATTTTGCGCAAAATAGCCAAACTTATTTAATTCGTGAAGTTAATGAATATGCGTTTGAGAAAGTTATTAAATCTAATAAAATTAAGTTGGAGTCTAACGGATTAATAAAAAATTGGATGTGGTATTTTCAAAGAAGCGATGTTAAAGAGCGCAATGAGTGGTCTAATTATACAAATTGGTTGTATGAAAATAAGATCCCAAATGATTTACAAAAATTATATATTAATAATCATAAATATTATAGTCCATTATTTAGTTATAGTTCCGATATTTCAAGAAATATTTATATTACGGGCAATAGTCCATCTGCAACTGAGCAAACAAATCAGTGCGAAATACTGAAAAACTTTGCAATAATTTGTGATGGTAAATACAGAGAATATGATTTTGATAGTGCCATATTTAGTAAATTGGAAAAGTATGGTAAATCTAACGGATCATGTTCAAAGGTGGGTTTATATTGTTATAATTTTGGGTTAACAAGTGATCCGTTTAAGCAGCAGCCTAATGGAGCATTTAATACTAATTTTTTCAAAACAATTGAATTTGAATATAATAATTATAGTAATCCGCCATTAGATGCGAGTGCTGCTTTTATACCAATATGTGATCCATTAACTGGAGTAGTAATAGGCGTTTCAAAAGACCCTACAAATATTTATAAATATTATTATAATTTATATGTTATTGAAGAAAAATATAATTTATTAGTATTTCAAAACGGGCTTGCGGGGCTAATGTGGCAGCGCTAACATGGCGGAATTATATATAGTAAAACAAATATAAAGAATTAGCTATAATATTGTTTTAGGCACCTTACGAGTACCATGCCCATGCTTTTTCTTTGCTTGATTTGCCAATTTTAAAGCCTTAGAATTATGTGAGCAACCGGACTTTAATATGTTATAATCAACTGCTGCCGCTTTCCCGCCACTTATTGAGCTTGCTAGGCGGGCTAATCCCCAACTATGTGCCGTTTGGTTGGGTCTTGACCCAGAAGAATAATACGCTCCTTGCCCTTTTTTCATAATTTTGCGCAGCGAATTTATAGAGCACCCCGTCTTTCTAGAGAGATTGGCATTTATAGAGAGATTAGCCAATTTATATATACGCTCCGCTTTTAATATGTGCTTTGATTTTTTGGATTTATATGATTTAACCTTTTTACGTGTAATATAAATATGCTTCTTATAAGCATTACGCGATCTCTTAAGCTGTCTAAGTTGCCGTTTTCTGTCTCTAAAACTAAGCCTTTTAGGCAAATATTTTATAGGTATATGCGTAGGCATAATATTGCTATAATATAGGGTTATAAAATATATTTTGTAATATTATCTTTATATATCTTTATTATATATATAAAAATGAAAGAAACACTAATTAAATTTGAAAAAAGCAAAATTAGTGGCAAAAAATATACTGCATATATTCAAAATAAAGCAACAAAAAAAATACGCAAAATACATTTTGGTGCTTCAGATTATGAACAATATAAAGATAGAACTCCGCTTAAACTATATTCACATAAAAACCATAATAATCGCAAACGCATGCAAAACTATTTTAATAGGCATTCAGGAACCAAAAAACGAGGAGCAGCTATTGCACTCGAAAAAAGAAAATCAAACGGTTATTATAATGCAAAGATTTTAAGTCATGTTTATTTATGGTAAAAATAAATATGCTAATTATTTATAATAATTTATAATAATTAATAAATATTTATTATAATTTATAAATATTTATAACAATTTATAACAATTTATAAATATTTATAACAATTTATAATAATTTATAACAATTAATAAATATTTATAACAATTTATAATAATTTATAACAATTTATAACAATTTATAATCATTTATAAATATATATAAAGTATGTTTTTAGAATTTTTTACGGAATTTATAGGAACTTTTATTTTCTTAGGGGTAATATTAAAAACAGGTGATGCTTTAGCAATCGGTATTGCCCTTGCATCCGTTATTTATTTTGGCGGTAAAGTATCAGGCGGTAATTTTAATCCCGCAGTAAGTTTTATGATGTTGTTGTCTAACAAAATGGATATTGTCAAATTTATGATATTTGTAATTGCGCAATTATTAGGAGCAAGCGCAGCCTTTATTTTTCATAGCTATACAAAATAGAAACATATATTAATAAACTTTATTAAAATATTTTTATGTATAAAAATATATATAAAAATATTTAGAAACGCGGGCTCTCATAATATGCTTGAGGACCGCAATATTCAAATTTAGAATTACCTAAAATACTTGGACTACAAGGATAAACATTATTGGTGTCTTTGCTATATGTGAAAAAGGTGGCTTGTTTTGTTTCAAGACTGTTGTTATCAAATACTAATTGTTGATTATAACTGTGCTCTCGTGGTCCTGTCAAATTTCGTATTTGTTTATCGTAAAAACTATTGATCGCATTTAAATAAGAGCTTATTACACTAACCGGTGCGTTTCCAGAGGATGGAACTATTTCTAATCTTCGTAATTCCATTTCTAAATCATTATTACTTGGATATCCAGTAGTTTGCATAGTCCCCAAAGCATTATAAGAAGCTTCGCCTAGCCCACCTAAAGAAACGGGTCGGCCAGCAGTTCCAAAATAATCATTATTGCTAAACTCAATTAGTTGCGCACTAGTAAATGATGAGCTAATATCATTTTTAACTTCACCCATGCAATTAAAAAATTGCTCTGGATTTAATAAATATTGAGTAGTGCTTAATGCACTGCCACTATAGGGGGTATAGTCACTATTAACCAATTTATAATCAAATCTTCTACTATCTCGTAATAAGCCTAAAACTTTAAAAGCATCTTCAAACCTAGTTAAAATAGAACGAAAGCTAGTATTTTGCGCACTTGTCAAATCGGACCTGTTTAATTGCCTTTGCAAATTTTCTGTTCTTGCTTTTGCAGTTAAAGCATCATTCATTTGTGTAAGTGTTAATAATGCAGCATTTAGTTCTGCTTCATTATAACCATTAAGCATTGCCACTGTTACGCCCGACGGCATATTTGTTAATGACCGTCTAAAATTACTAAATGAAACATAATTTATAATGTCAGAAGGCATACTTTTTTGATCACTAAAAATATTAAAGCTAGCTTCAATTTTTGAAAATAACATACCACGTTTATTAAATAAACGTCCACTTGGATCTAAAGTATTACATGTGCGTGTGGCAGCATTTAAATCTCTTTCATTATAAGATAGCTCAATAATTCCTGCTCTATTTTGTTGGAAATAACTTGTTATAGCCGAGCAATCTGTTATATTGCTTATATTATCTGTAATAGCGTTATAATATAAATTTATATTGCTATTATCGTAAAAAGGGCTTCCTGAGCAGCATCGTACATCATAAATACTTTGATTTATATTACTATTTGTGAGAGAATTACGTTGATCTTGTGGCGTAATATTGTCAAAAGTACATTTGGGTTCCCACTGGCAAAAAACTTTATCTGTTATTGCATTAGAAATGTCTAGGTTCCATTTATTGCTGGTTCCTATTCGACTATAAGTATAACTAATATCATATAAAGGAACACAATTTGCGGACGTTGGTCTAATCGTGCAATTAGAACAATCTCTTATATTTGCAAGACCTTCCATAGTTTTATAATCGTTATGAAAAACATATAATACATAAATACTTGTAAGTATTATAAATAATATTAATACTATTTTAATATAATTTCTGCTATTATTACTAAGTTTCATATTATTATTACTATATACTATAATAATAATAATATAAATATATTTATAAAATTTATTATTATGTTTCTAAATAATAATAAATAGCAATTTATACCAATAAATAGTAATTTATACCAATAAATAACAATAAATAACACTTAAAAATATGCATTCAAATTTTTCCATCTACTAAGTGTGAATTGTATTGATTATTTACAATAATAAATTTTGTATTGTTTGCCAATTCCTCTAAATTAGCACTATTTGTATAAGTGCATGCACTTCTAAGTCCTCCTAAATAATTTTCTACACTGCTTTTTAGCGATCCTTTATAAGCTACTTTAAGTTCGCGCCCTTCAGAGCTCCTATAATTAGTATTATTATTTGCAGCATAATTATTTTTCATAGCATAAGTTGAGCTCATACCATAAAATGACTTATATTTAGCACCCGTCTTTTCATCACTAACAATTTGTCCTGGATTTTCATCATGTCCTGCAAATGCTCCTCCAATCATTACAAAATCAGCACCGGCTCCAAATGCTTTTGCTAGATCACCCGGGCAAGTAATGCCGCCATCACTTAAAATAAAAGACCTCTTTAATTTGTGTTCATCATATTCATAGTATATTTCAAAATTAATGCGATTATATTCTTTACATGCTTGAACACATTCTAACACACAACTAAGCTGCGGCATCCCTATTCCTGTTTGAATTCGTGTAGTGCATGCACTCCCTCCACCAATACCGACTTTAATAATGTCCAATTCTAACTCAGTTAATAAGTCTATTCCTTCGCTAGTACATACATTACCCGCTACAATAACTTTTTCGGGATATTCGCTTCTTAATGATTTACAAAAATCTTTAAATTTAGAAATGTAGCCGTTTGCTACATCAACACAAATGAATTTACACTCAAAATTATCTAAAATAACTTTTAAATTAGTATAATCGTCATCGCTTATACCCGTTGAAATCATAAAATAATCAGGATTTAATTTTAAATCACTATTTTCTTTATTATAATCCAGTAAATCTTGCAATTTATGAAATTTATGAAGCGATGTAATAATTTTATAAGTGCTTAATACTTTATATAATTCCAATGTTCCAATAGTTGTCATATTTGCTGCAATAATAGGTATTCCTGTCCAAGACACCCCATTTTGAAAAACAATAGTCCGCTCAAGAACAACATCTTTTCTACTGTTTATTTTTGATTTTTTAGGAAGAATTAATACATCTCTAAAATCAAGATATTTATCCATATTATCAAATTTATAACAATAAATATTTTCGCCCATGCTAATACTAGTTATTTAATAGTTAATATGTTTAAATAATTTCAAAATATGTTATATTAATTTCAAAATATATTTTATATAGCTTTAAATATGTTATATTATGTTTAAATAATTTCAAAATATTATAATATGTTATATTAATATTATATTATGGATCTACCTATATATTCCGATAATCCAATTTTTGGTAGTTTACCAAAAACATCAGGAAAGTGTCCTGCTAGAACAGATATATGCAATAATCTTCCCGGGATATCTATAATAGATAGTACTTATACAGACATACCACTATGTAGTAGTAGTACATTTCATTTTACAAATAATATGAACGACGCACCTAATGGTTGTTGTGTTGTTGACGTATCAAATGAACTATGCAGTGATCATTTTGCAACAGATATTAAAGAAGACAATAAGTTTTATGATATGGGTATAGATTTAACAGACATAAGCGGAACAAATCGGCGCTCAATATGTCATTCTGCCCCAATTAGAAAAAGAAATTTAGTAATATCCGAAGTTGTAATTTTAATCGTAGTTAGTGCTATTACTGTAATTATAACGGCAATTGTAGGTGCATGTTATGAATTTATTTTTAAATATGGCGAATGCAAAGACTGTATTTATTATAAATCAAATTGTTTTAATAGGAAAAGGCTGAGCGTAATAGATTACATGTTTCCGACTGATTTATGTACGTATCCTTATCAGGAATGCAATAAAACAACCAACGTTTTAATAGGTGGTGGATCAGAAAAGACCGGATTTATGAGCACATATGCAGAATATGCGGCAAACGGAACAAAATGCATCACAGTGCATGATGTTGAAGTGCTGAAACAAAAACCTTTTCCGTATAATCTCATTGATTATGCTAATAATAATATTAAGTCAGAATTATTAAGAATGCCTTTTAGAGCATTTGCATTATTTTTTCTATATACAGTTCTTTTGAGTAGATCACTTATTTCAATATTATTGAAACGTCTTTCTATAATATATCAACAAACTATTAAACATAATCCAGTATTAAGCAATTTTATGTTTTTATGTTTTACGGGAATTTTGTTTAATATTATAGCTGGTTATGCAAACATACCCGAATTAAACGGGGCAAATGGTTACATATTATATGTTTTAGTAATGATTGCGGCATTTTCGTTTTCTGTAAGTACTATGGTTGGTATGTTATTCTTATGGTGGTATCCATCTATGGCGTTCGAAAAATTTTATAGACAATGTGATATTCCTCGTAGTTATTATAAACTAATGGACTATAAGAAAATGTTTTATTCGGCATATGAATATAAAGAGAAAAGGCTGCTTTATAGAGTAATAGGTCATATATTTCTGGATATATTATTAATATTTCCAATAATGATAATGATCGCATTTTCGCTAGGTATTGGTTTAATGTCTGCTACAGTAGCATTTCTTTACATAACAGTGTCGTTATTATTTAACATGTTTTTTATACCATTATACAATACTGTGGAATTTTTGGATATTATTAAAAGTCATGGCAATTTATTAACAATATTGTTTTGTGTAACAATATTAGTAGCATCAATTAGTAAATTAAATAATGTAACAACCGGAATATTAGGCGCATTGCTTGCTCTCCTTATTTTATATAAAACATTAAAAATGTAATGTAATTTGGTAAGAAAGTTTATATTATTATATAATATATAATATAATATAATATATAATATATAATATATAATATAATATATATATATAATATAAATATAAGAAAATAAGAACTATTATATTTATATTATTATGGGAAAGAAAAAGAGCGGAGATAAAAAAGAACTACCTTTTGTAAGTATATGCACTCCTACATTCAATAGGCGACCTTTTTGGGAGTATACTATTAAATGTTTTATGCATCAAAATTATCCGAAAGATAGAATGGAATGGATTATTATTGATGATGGGACAGATAAAATAAAAGATCTTGTTTCTCATATTCCGCAAGTAAAGTATTATGAATATGATGGAAAAATGACATTAGGGAAAAAGCGAAATCTTATGCATGATAAGTCAACTGGTGATATTATTGTGTATATGGATGACGATGATTATTATCCACCCGAGCGCGTTTCGCATGCGGTAAATATGTTACTAACTCACCCATCAGCATTGTGTGCAGGGGCGAGTGAAATATATATATGGTTCAAACATATTCAAAAAATGTTTCAATTTGGTCCATATGGTCCAAATCATGCTACAGCCGGAACATTTGCTTTCAAGCGTGAGTTATTAAAAGACCATAGATATGAAGACAGTGCATCTTTAGCGGAAGAAAAGGCATTTTTAAAGAATTATAGTGTTCCTTTTGTTCAATTAGAGCCTAAAAAAACGATTTTAGTATTTTCGCATATTCACAATACATTTGATAAGAAAAAATTATTGGAACAAGGAGAAAACGATTATCAAAAAACATCAGCAAGAACTGTAACTGAATTTGTTAAAGACGAGGACATGCGACAATTTTATATGGAAAAAATAGATGGACTATTACAAAATTATCAACCCGGTGATCCGTCAAATAAGCCTGATGTATTAAAGCAAATTAAAGAAATTGAGGAAGAACGTAAAAATATGGCAATGCAACAAAACGGAGGTCAAGGTCAGATTGTGTTAAATCAAAACGGGCAACAAATTGTATTAAATAATGAGCAAATAGTTCAAATTATTCAAAAACAGCAAGAGCAACTGCAAAATTTTGCGAGAATGTTAGAAGAGAAAGATAGGATTATTAGTAGTATTGAGGGGCAGTTAGAGGTGTATAAAATGATGAATGAAAAAAATAATTCAATTATTCAACTATTACAACAAAAATAATATAAATTCAAAATCTAATTTATTCTTGTATTATATTATAATATATAATATATTATATTATAATATATATTATTTTAATGATTTTAGCAAGCATTTGTGCGCCTGCTTTAATTTACATAGGGTTTTCGTTAATTCAAATATTTATAGATATTTACAATAATAGTATTAATGAGGCTTTTTTAAAATTTATATTTATGCTTGTATTTACATTAATAATTAATATATTGTGCGATTTAGGATATGTCGTTATTGCGTGGATTGTTGTTTTAATACCCATTATTATGATGACAATCATATCTACCTTATTATTGCAAGTTTTCGGTCTTGATCCTAAAAACAAGCAAATCAAGTCTAGAACGCAAAACGCGAGAGATTTGTCGGGTGAATATCTTGAATTAACAGCATCAGAGAAATTAAATCAGCAAAAGTATGCCTATTATTATGACAAATACGAGAAAGAAAACCGAGTTGATAGAGATAAATTACGCTATAAATTTTATGATGACATTGATAAAGCATATAAACTGCCTTTTAATTCGGAGTCTATTTATGATTTATCTAATAACCCCAAAAAGTTTTTCATAGCTGATAAAATATTAAACTATTTTGGCGAATATTCATTTATAAGGATTATGAATAATTCGCAATTATATCATACTATATTTTCAAACGGTTTAATGAATAACAATAGTTTATTTAATAATTATATTACCACAAGGCAATCTGCTATGGGGGTTACAGATCCATATGTAACGCTATCTATAACAAATCCAAATACTAATATTAATACTATTAATAATCCTAATAAATATACAAGTTATAATAATAAATATAGCACTGTTTATAAAGTCGATGGCTACGATTTATTTAAGCGCAATAAGTATGACGCAGTAAAGAGAGAATTAGAAAGTAAAAATCCGCGAGTTAGTGCATTAGAAATAGAAGCAACTATTGAAGCTATGTGGAAAAAGTTATCAGCAGCCGAGCAAAATGCATGGAATACGTCCAAAGATGCAGAACAAACTAGTGAATATGCTCTAAAATATAATCACAAAGATTTAACATCTTATGGAACAAATAGCACAAGTAATATTGTATCATCATTAAATAAATATGCAAACAATAGACCATGTCCTGTAAATGAAACACCTATAACATATAAATCGAAAACAGGACTTGTATGTTATGAGCTTTGTCCTCCTGGAAGAGTGAGAAATGCAGCAGGTGATTGCACAACTATAGCTAATTATGCATCAACTACACCAACTAAATCAACTACAACAACTATAACAACTACATCAACTAGCTAATAGTACCACTATAAACATATACTATAAACATATATTAAAAACCTATACTATAATTAACTATTTTAACATATATTAAAAACATTTTATTTATTATTAATATATTTATGAATAAATTAAATAATGAGTGGACTTGTTGGATACATTATCAAAATGATAATGCATGGACCCTTGAAAGTTATAAACTTATTTCCAAATTTTCATATTTAAAAGAAATAACATTATTTATTGAAACTTTACATGAAAATATTATAAAAAAAACTATGGTTTTTTTCATGAAAGATAATATTTTACCATTATGGGAGACAGAGGACAATATTGATGGCGGATGTTTTTCTTATAAAATAAGCAATACAAACATTGTTACAATTTTTAAAGTTTTATTATACAAAATTATAGGAAATACTTTAATTAATGATGAAACTATTATGACTAATATTAACGGGTTATCTATTAGTCCAAAGAAGAATTTCTGTATAATTAAGATATGGATGAAAAAAAAGGATTGTTTTGAGAATTTTGACACATCATCAAATAAAGATCCGTTTTGCATTCATAATATATTTAATATTGAAGATCAAATTTGTGTATTTAAGCAACACAAATAATTATTTAAATAATTACATAAAAATTTATTTAAATAATTACATAAAAAATTTATTTAAATAATTACATAAAAATTTATTTAAATAATTACATAAATAATTACATAAAAAATTAATTATTAGAACTAGGCAATGATGATAAGCACATTTTAATTTCACCTAATGAAGCAACGTTATATTTCACAATAAGAGGTCTATTATTTTCCAAATATATTTCAATTTGGTTACATAAATTGGTGCATTTAATAAAATATAATAAATTTTTGAGAGAATATTCGCCTTGTATAATTTTATTATGTTGCTTATTTAATATTTGCATATTTGCGTTGTTTTCGCTTCTTCTAATTTCAGCTTTAGCAAATTGTCCAGAACATTTAAAAATTAATTCGTCTTCGACCGATTTTATTTCTATTTTTTCTGAAATGGCTGCTAAATCTCTGATTATTTTTTGAAAATCATTTGAAGGCATGTTAATAACAGATGAAAATTTCACATCAGGAATTTCTAATTCGTCTTGTTCTGGTTCTATTAATTTTAACTTTTGAATTTTCGATTGTTTTATATTTC